GTTACAAACTCAAGCACATTTACAATTACAGATATTAATAGCGGTTCAATTACTGCTGGCGCTGGAATGATTTATTCAACAGGAAGATGGTTAATGACATATGATGTTACTGCAAGTGATACTTATAATAACGCCCCAATTATTCCGGGCGAAGGTGTAAAAACTAGTACCGGTATATATGCGTACATGAGTAACGTGTCGGCAGTTAATATTTATTATGGGTGAACAATGTGGCTACTAAGAAGAAAGGACCCAGTCTTGCAGTTGGAAGAGGCGAAAAACTCCCGGTTTCTAAGGGGGCTGGACTTACTGCTAAGGGTCGTGCAAAGTATAATGCGGCGACTGGGTCGAACTTAAAAGCCCCGCAACCGCAAGGTGGTGCTCGCAAACGATCTTTTTGCGCAAGGATGAGTGGAATGCCGGGACCTATGAAAGATGAGAACGGTAAACCAACACGTAAAGCAGCAAGCTTGAAGAGATGGAAATGTTAATGGACATTAAAGAAATATTAATGTTGTGGAATATGGGATTAACACTTACCATAGGTGTTGTAGGTTTTTTCCTAAAGGAGAAATTCAATGAGATTCAGCGTCTTAATATCTTACTTAACAGAACCCGTGAAGAAATTGCAGGAAACAACGTCACTCAAGCAGAGATTGACAAAGTTATGGAGCACATTGACTCAAGGTTTAACCGCCTTGAAGACAAGATTAACCAACTTATGGCGAGATAAAGATGCCGAGCACAAGTAAAAAACAGCATAATTTTATGGAAGCAATTGCTCATAATAAGGCTTTTGCTAAAAAGGTTGGCGTACCTCAAAAGGTAGGTCAAGAGTTTTCTAAAGCCGACAAAGGCAAAACTTTTAAAAAGGGTGGTGATACTATGGTTATGAAGAAAAAAATGATGATGCCTATGGGCGGTAAAATGGGTAAAGATAATCAACCCCCTCCAGGCATGGGTGGCGGAATGGCTCAGCCTGGGACTCCTGGCATGATGCGTAAAGGCGGCATGGCTAAGAAGATGAAAGAAGGCGGTAAAGCTGATATGGCTCAAGATAAAGCCATGATTAAAAAAGCTTTAAGAATGCATGATGCTCAAGAGCATAAAGGTGGAAAAGGTACAAACTTATCTAAGCTTAAAAAAGGCGGTATGCCTATGAAGAAAATGGCTGGCGGGGGATTAGCTGCTGGACATAAGTCTGCTGATGGTGTTGCATCTAAAGGTAAAACCCGTGCAATGATGCCTAAGATGTCTAAAGGCGGAAAGTACTGCTAATATGAAACGCAAAATGAAACGTTTCGATGGCGAAGAAGGAAGTCAAGTATTTAGTGAAGCCCAAGAAAAATGGCTGGGTGGGGCTGACCGTACTGATCCATATATTTTAGCTCGTATGCGTAAAGCTGTTCCTGACGAACCTAAAGCAGAGCCTAAAGTTGCACCTACGCCCACTGCGCCTAAAAATGAAGTAATTGATATGCGTACCAATAAAGATAATACTATTGATGACGCTACACGCCAACGTGCAATGGAATACGTAAAAAATCAACAAACTAAACCAACATCTGTAGTTAAACCCGTTGCGCCTAAAACAGTAACTACATCTAAAACAGTAGCTACATCTAACCCAGTAGATAAAACTGACAATAAAGAATCATCTATAAAGACTAGCAATAAAGTTTATAACGATTCCGATAGTTTTGAAACAAAAGTAGCAAAACTTAAGGGTCAAAACGTACGTCCAAAATCTGAAAGCGAAATAGATTTTGATGCCGCCGTAGAAAAAGCTAGACTAGAAAATGCTACTAAGCCATACTCAAAGAAACAAGGTTTTTTTGAAGGGTTAAAAGATAAGTACGGTGGGAAAAAAGTAGCTGGGGCAGAACCAAGAATGGCTAAAGGTGGTACAGTAAAACGCACATCAGCATCTAAGCGTGGTGATGGTATTGCAACTAAAGGTCATACCCGTGGTAAATACTGTTAAGGATAATTAAATGAAAGAAATGGTTAAAAACTTAAGTGATAAGGCTAGTAACTATTTAGATACTAAAGGCTTAGCTAATCCTGTTGAGGTTATTAACGAAGGACTTGGTGGCGAAACTCGTGAAGAGTCTAAAATGCGCAGAGAGAAAGCAAAGGAAAAAGAAGTAAAAGAAACTCCAGAGCCAGTTAAGAAAATGGCTAAAGGTGGTTCAGCTTCTTCCCGCGCTGATGGCTGCGCTATTCGTGGTAAGACTAAAGGTACTATTGTTATGTGTGGCGGTGGTTCTATGGGCAAGAAAAAATGAGAGCCTCTCGTGGAATGGGTGCAATAAACCCTTCTAAAATGCCTGATGGGAAAAAAAAAGCCCGTAGGGATGATACCGACTTTACGCAATATGCTGAAGGTGGTAAGGTAAATGCTGCTGGTAATTATACAAAACTTAGCCTCAGAAAACGTATTGTGTCGCAAGTAAAATCAGCGGCAGTGCAAGGTACTGGAGCTGGCAAATGGTCAGCTCGTAAAGCACAATTAGTAGCAAAGAAATATAAAGCAGCTGGTGGTGGATATAGATGAGCTCATTAGCAAAGCCACAAAGATCGTTAAAAGCTTGGGGTGAGCAGAAGTGGACAACTAAGTCAGGTAAGAAATCTTCCGAAACTGGAGAGCGTTATTTGCCTGAGAAAGCAATTAAAGCGTTAAGCCCGCAAGAGTATGCAGCAACTACTAAGGCTAAACGTGAAGGTAAGGCAAAAGGTAAACAGTTTGTAGCACAACCTAAAAGTATTAAGAGTAAAGTTAAACCATATAGAAAGATTACATGACACCTGAAAATTATCCTGGTTGTGTAGTAATAGGAGCTTAAATGGCATACACGTCAGGAACCAGCGTATTTAACTTAGACCTCACCGAATTAGCGGAAGAGGTTTTTGAGCGTTGTGGTTCACAACTCCGTTCTGGTTATGACTTACGAACATTACGCAGATCGCTTAATCTTTTAACTATTGATTGGTCTAATCGTGGTATTAATCTTTGGACTGTAGAAGAAACAAGCATTCAGTTAACAACCAATCAAGGGATATACGCAGTTCCTGTTGATACAATAGATATTCTTGATTTAGAAACACGGACAAGTAATGCAAGCACTTCCAACCAAACTGATATTAATCTCAGTCGCATATCTGAGCCTACTTACGCTACTATTCCTAACAAGCTTACAACAGGAAGACCCGTACAAGTTTATTTCAATAGACAGTCAGGTAATGCGGATGTATCTGAGTATTTACTAGCGTCTAATATTACTTCTACAAGCACAACCATTACGCTAAAGACGGCAACTAACGCTAATATTGCTAACCTAGATTTACGTTCTACAGGGTTTATTCAGATTGGTTCTGAGATTATTGCTTATACAAACATCATTGGGAATCAACTCCAAAACTGCTGGAGAGGACAAGCCAATACAGTAGCTGCATCTCACACAGCAAACGATGCAATTACAATTCAGTATCTTCCTTGTTTAAACATCTGGCCCACCCCTGATGGCGGTGGCGGCCCTTACACATTGGTTTACTGGCGCATGCGTAGGATTCAAGATGGAGGAACTGGTGTCAATATACAGGACGTACCATTCAGATTTATTAATTGTTTAGTTGCGGGTTTATCTTATTTGATGAGCGTAAAAATTCAAGGTACAGATCCAAATAGGATTATGTTTTTAAAGCAAGACTATGAAGAGCAATTTACTTTAGCCTCGCAAGAAGATAGGGAAACTGCGCCAATTAGATTTGTGCCACGTAATTTATTTTATTCGAGGTAATTAAAATGGCAAGTTTTTTTGACAGAGTTGTTCCTACAAGCCTTGGTGGTACTTTAGACGAGAGCACACTAAATGACGAGCAAAAAAAACTTTTAGCTCAACAAAAAGTTCAAGCGGGTCAAGGTGGCATGAAAAAAGGTGGCAAGGTTAAATCTGCTTCACAAAGAGCCGATGGCTGTTGCATAAGGGGTAAGACTCGTGCCTAGTAATTTTGCATCAGGTAAACACTCAATTGCCGAATGTGATCGTTGTGGTCAGAGGTATATGCTTAAAGATTTAAAAAAGCTTGTAATTAAAACCAAACAAGTTAGTATTAAAGTATGTAGAGAGTGCTGGGAACCAGATCAGCCACAATTGCAATTAGGTATGTATCCTGTGAATGACCCGCAAGCTGTACGTGAGCCAAGACCAGACGTTAGTTATTATGGTTCAGGCTTAACAGGATTACAGACTTTAAATGGTAATGGTACAAGTATTGATCAGAATGGTTATCCAGCTGACGGTAGTAGACAGATTCAATGGGGCTGGTATCCTGTAGGTGGTTCAAGAGCATTTGATAGGCAATTAACACCCAATTCTTTAGTAGGAATTGGTACAATTAATAGTGTAACGGTAACAGTAAATTAAGGAGTTTAAAATGGGATATAGATCAGCCGCTGATGGTATTACAAAAAAAGGAAAAACTAAGGGTAAAAATCTTGGTGATTCTGGACCTAATGTTAAAATTGAAAACGGACCAATGAAAAAAACTGTTGGCAAAACAAATTCCAACATGAAATCTATGGGACGTAACTTAGCTAAAGTTGCAGCTCAAAGGGGAAGATAATGGCTAAATTCTCTAAAAAAGTTATGGGTAAAGAAGTTGGTCAAGCATCTGTATATGCAGAGCCACATACCATGACAGGCGGAAAAGTAAATGCGGATGCAAAAGGTATTGAAGTTAAAACCGATCCTAATACTTTAAATGCTGGGCAAGTTAGCCCACGTACTGTAGCTATGCGTGTAAGCGCAGGCAACCCTGGTGCTGATGATGTTAAAACCACAGGTATTGAGACTCGTGGTAATGGCGCAGCAATTAAAGGTAGAATGGCAAGAGGACCGATGGCGTAATGAACTACGTTCAACTGCAACAAGCAATACAAGACTATAGCGAGAATACAGAAGCATTATTTGTCGCTAATATTCCTACGTTTGTACAACAAGCAGAAGAGCGTATTTTTAACACGGTTCAGTTTCCGTCTTTGCGTAGAAACGTAACG